GAAGTTCTCGCAGGAAGTGGAGAGAATAGTTTTAAATAATAATGATATGAATTATATTGACGCTATAATACACTACTGTGATGAGAATGAGATTGAATTGGAGACAGTTCCTAAACTCATTTCTAAACCACTTAAGGAAAAACTTAAGTATGATGCACAAGAACTAAACTTTATTAAACGTACATCCAGAGCCAAGTTAATGCTAGTATGACTTCCGAATTTTTTAGATCTGAATTAGTCAGAGGAGATATCCAAGAGATGATGGAGCTCCAACAGTTATGTTTTAAGTATGCTATGAGTTTCCCTCTCTTAGATAACGAGAAGAAACTTGAGTACCTAGAAGCATTACAACTCATGATAGAGAAGCAAGAGATCATGTATGCACGTATGCAATTGAGTGATGATCCAGAAGCAAAGACAGTCCTTGAGAACATGAAGCAAGGTATTGTTATGATGGGTGCTGATCCTAATACAGATATTAAAACTATGTTTGATGAATTGAAGAGGAAGGTAGGATATATGTTGAAGGAAACGCAGAAAGGAACATAAAGATGAAACTATGTATTGTCGGTGGTGGATCTGCTGGTTGGATGACTGCAACTACCTTTCGTGATTTTGATGTTACTCTTGTAGAATCTCCTAACATACCTGTCTCTGGTGTGGGTGAGAGTGTTCTCGCTCAGTTTAGAGACTGGATGAAGGTGGTAGGTATACATGATGATACAGAGTTTATTAGACAAACAGACGCTACTTATAAGCATAGTATAAAGTTCACTAACTTCTTGAAGGAAGACTCTGGTGGATATCATTACCCCTTTGGATTTAATCAACCTATAAGTCCTGATGATTGGTGGGGTTATAAAAATTCTGTTGGTAGGTCTTGTAATGATTATGCAACAGATGTTTGTCCTGTTGCTAGACTTGCTAGCCTTGGTAGAGTTGATACTGATCAGGAGTATGCATATCAGTTTGATGCTATAAAGTTTGGACAGTTTTTAAAGAACACATACTGTCAAGGTGTTAATCATATACTTGCAGATGTTGTAGCATATAATGGGGATAGTATAACTCTTAGTGATGGTCGTGAGGTTGAAGCAGATCTCTTCATAGATTGTACTGGATTTAAGAGTTTATTGTTAGGACAGTATCTAAAGGAACCTTTCATTCCATTTGATCATATGATTCCTAATGATTGTGCTGTAGTATGTCGTCTTCCTTATGTTGATGAGAAGGAACAGATGGTTCCTTACACTGAGTGTACTGCTATTGGTAATGGATGGGTGTGGCAGATACCTTTATCTAATAGGATTGGATCAGGATATGTTTATTCATCTAAGCACATCAGTTATGATGATGCAAAGCAAGAGTTTATAGATCACCTTCACAGTAAAGGTTTTGATACTAGTGAGTGTGAGTTTAGGAAGGTTCCTATGAAGATAGGACGGTATGAAAGATCATGGGTTGGTAATGTAGTTGCTATTGGATTGAGTGCTGGATTCTTAGAACCATTGGAAGGTAATGGTCTCCTTAGTGTGCATCTAAATCTAGTGAACCTATACAAGATTCTAAGGAGAGGATCACCATCTAGTATTTTGAAGAACCATTACAATAGAGAATGCAATACATCCTTTGATGCATTTGCTGAGTTCATTGCTGTTCACTATGCATTTACTCAAAGAAGAGACACAGCATACTGGGAAGAGATTTTTAACAAAGAGTATGATGATATAAGACTATCCAATATCATGGGTGATAAGGACTTCCAAAACAGACATGCTGGATTCACATATGTTGCTGTTGGTATGGGAGTCACACCATATGTTAACCACCATTTGAAGGAGAGAGAAGTTAAAAAGGTAGAGAATACACATGCTCAGTGGGACAATGTTATGAAACGAAAACCTTTGATGTATGAAGCGATAAAAGGGCTTGACAAACCCCTCAAACCTGTGGTATAAATAGTATATCGGGTTCGCTACCTGATATGGGAGTGACTGAATTAAACTTGCTGGCAATGGTCTAGTTAAGGTGATGAGTCAGAGGTGGTGCTCGCTGTTGGTAACAACAGAACTGTCCAACCAGACAGGACTCGTGCAGTACAGTAAAAATTTACTTATGTAGAAATGCCCTGTGCTTGTTGGTATACATTATTCCAACCTCCCCCACAACACAATCCAATTAAATCTAAAAACATATGTCATTTGCAGAGTTAAAGAGAAAGAGTCAAGCTAATTTTGAATTTTTACAGAAAGAGATAGAGAAGACGAGTAGTAATAGTAACACCGATGAACGGTTATGGAAACCAGGTCTAGATTCATCAGGTAGTGGATACGCAGTCATTAGATTCCTTCCACCACCAGAGCAAGATATTGAAGGTGATACACCTAGTCTTCCTTGGGCAAAACTTTATAGTCATGCCTTCCAAGGACCAGGTGGTTGGTACATTGAAAACTCACTAACAACCCTTAACCAAAAGGATCCTGTTGGAGAGATCAATCGTCAGCATTGGAATGCAGGTACAGAAGAAGGTAAAGAGTTAGCACGTAAGCAAAAGCGTAGACTATCTTACTACAGTAACATCTACGTTGTTAAAGATACAAATGATCCTAGTAACGAAGGAAAAGTATTCCTTTATAGGTATGGTAAGAAGATCTTTGATAAGATCTTAGCGGCAATGCAACCTGAGTTCCAAGACGAGACACCAGTTGATGTCTTTGATCTTTGGGAAGGTGCAAACTTCAAGTTGAAGATTAAGACAGTTGCTGGATTCTGGAATTATGATAGCAGTGAGTTCGATAGTCCTAGTGCTCTTAGTTCAGATGATTCTGAATTGGAAGCCATTTATAAAAAGGAACACAGTCTCAAAGCTTTCACAACACCAGACCAATTCAAGACATATGAAGAGTTACAGGCGAGACTAAATTTGGTTCTTAACAGTGCTCCTGCTACTACTCCTGTTTTCAGAGAGGAAGCAGAAGTTCCTGTTCCAGTCGAACGAGTCGCAGCAGTATCATCTGCTCCTAAGTTTAACACACCTAAGAGTGAACCATCGCCAGTGGCCGATGATGATGATGCCTTAAGTTACTTCGCTGCTTTAGCAAACGAAGATTAGAGGCGAAATTGAACTTTTGATTATGACAATTCGGGAAAAAAAATCCCGACTAAAATTGACTAAAAAAGTCGAGCTAAACTAGAGTTTCCTTGACTTTCTTAGAAATAAACGCAGAGCACTTATTATAGGTGCTCTGTTTTTTTAGGTCCGCTACTAATGGTTTAACGAATTGACTTTTGATGATATAGATTTCTCTCTTTGCATCGTTCTTTCTAGTTTCATCTTCAAATATAGAAACTGGAGAACTTATTGTATTTCCAGGAATTGATATAATTCCGTTATTTGCGTCTTGGGAGTTATATTGGAAATTACCGTCATAGAAGGTTTTATCGACTTTTTGCCCTTTTTTCAAAAATATCGTTCCTGCATCATTTTTAACATCTTTGGTAATTTCATAATAACGTGTAGTTGAGTATGGATCGTTATATTGACCTTCAACCCATTTTTGTAATGAATAATCAGAAACTGGCCAATCTTGATGGATATTGGTAATATCATTTGTTATTGCAACAACCCAATCTAGACCAGTACTACCATATACACTATCAGCAACTTGCTCTATTCTAGCATTGTTATCTACAACTATTTTATTGTAGAAAACAGCATAATCGAATATATCAGGATTTACTTGAAATCTTCTAAAGAAGTTCTTTACTAAGATATAGTCAGAACTAGAAAAAGGGAAACTCTGCTGTTTCTTGTCGTATTTTAGATTTGGTAAAATTGAGAAATACATTAGTAACTCCAGTCTCTGTCTTGTTGTAGGTCTTCTTTGTAGACAATTTTTGTTTCTACCATTTGGATTGATAGCTCTACTGAAGTTGGATATCCACCAACAAATGTTGAATATGAACCATCTGGTGTGTAGTTGATATCTACGTTTGTTAATGCCATACCTTTATATTGTGTTAGGTAAGGATGCATCTCTTTACCACTCATTAATTTCATTCTTACCAGATCTGGTATTTTAATGAAGTTGGTGAATTTGCTAAGACCACTAGCTTCTTTCCCATCACCTGCAGCATTACCGAATGTTGGTAATATCTCCATTTTGAATATATGGCATATTTCATGGATTATAGCTGCCTCTTTAGCACTTCTAGCAGACATTTTGAACTTAAATCCAATGTTACGTGTCTGTGGACCACCAAACAATAGTTCTACCATTGGGTTTTTAATAACGGCAGTGGTAGCAGCAAGAACATCGTTTTGTGATAATTGTTGATTTGCTCCTGATAGTAATGATGATATTACATCAGTACTAAATCCAATTGCACCAGCAGGTAGACTTTTAACACCTTCGACAAATGCATTTGTAGCAGATCCACCGATAGCACCTAATACTCCAGCAGCAGCACTACCAAACTCTTTACCACCCCATGATGCAGCAGACGAAGTGCTTAAATCTTGAGGCATGTATAATTGTATTGATGGTATTTGTTGTTTTTTACCTGTTTTATGATTATGTTGGATAGCCCTTCTAGAAAAGTTGCCATCAATTTCATTATCTTCACCATCAATCTTCTTTTTTAATTGATTGTAACCTACACCTGCTCTTGAATTGTTTATTCCATCACCAATCGCTCCAATTATACCACCTGATAAAAATTTAGCTCCCTTATCAGCCCAATTACTTTCTTTATTCAGTCCATTACCTTTGGTAAGCATTGGTGGTGCATACTCAAAGAAATCAAATTGGATATAGTCAGTATCAGAATCTATAGCCATGTCTTCTGGATATCTAAGGGTAGATCTATCCGCAGACATCTGTTTTAGGTCTAATCCAATATCAGTTCGTGCCATCTGAGTATCTTTGATCGGGGTATAGTTCAATTGTGCGTTTTAATCGCACTCGCTTATTCCTTTTGTCGTAGGAGTCATCCCAAACTCTTTGTTTTTTAACGTCAAATTGTTTATTATTCTTTATATAGACGAAGTTGTCTATAGGTAGCATGACAGCAGTCATCCATTCATCTATACCTAAGTCTAGATATCGACCACTTTTTACGTTTTCTATTAGGTATTTATGGAAGGAACCTCTTGGTACACTTAGAATATCATCATCAGTTAAGGTTTGTATGATTTTTGTTCTATATTTTGGATTAATGTAGTGTAGATTACATCCTATGAAATAATCATGCGTTCTATCTACCACATATACTAGAGGGTAGGTATCATACCATTTTAGGTATTTTGTTGTTGCTTTATACTCAAATAGGTAGAGATGACCCTTTCTTACCATCTTTCTCGACATATTAGAGTCTTGGAACTTCTCGTCTGTTAATCTATCTGCTTTTTCATCTGTTAGTAGTTGTTGTATTGGCTTATTGTGGTAGTCTGCAGCTAAATATCGCAGATTCTTCCTATACCAACCAACAGACCTTTGTTGATCACCTGCTCTTTCTTTGATTTTCTCAAATAATGTGTCAGACATTTAAGTCTTTCTCCGTAAGTACTACAAATGATAAATTCCTTGCTTTACACCACTTCCGAGCATATTTCCATTTTGCTTGGTTAACAAGGTATGTTAGACATTCTGCTTTATACCTAGCAGTTTTTCTTTTTGGTTCCTTTGGTGGCTTACATTGTTTTGCTGGTTTTATCTCTATAATACTCTCTTTATCACCAGTCTTCATATAGAAATCTGGGTAATACCTATGAACTTTGCCGTCTCTAGGTGATCTATATGGTATGAATATCTCTTCACTAGCCCATTTGGTAACAGATGGTTTGGTATCACAGAAGTTCATGAATTTACGTTCCCATAGTGATCGATATACGATCCTTGTTGGATCACCTTTATACTTTTTAGGGTTTATTGGTTTATACTTTCCAGAATAAGCCATATATAATATAGGAATTCTCTAATTATTTAGATCAACATGATCTCAGAATACGTCTCACAAATGGCGAAAAGGGGTGGAATGGCAAAATCCACTGGATTTGCTGTTAAATTCACGATGCCCACACCATTGAAGGATCATCTAGGGACATGTGGTATTGATGTAGATACACAACCTTTGTTTGAAATGTTTTGTGATGAAGCAGCCCTACCACCATCTCAGGCACAGACTGGTCAGTTAAATGGTAGGTATCAAGGTGAGGGATCTATATCATATGCACATACTAAGATGTATACAGATCTGTCCTTATCATGGATGGCTGATGCTAATATGGAGCCATATAAGTTTGTACAAGCATGGTGGCAGTTCATCTTTGGTGAATATGATGCAACAGGAAACTTATATGATGCCGATGGATACTATGATGGAGAAAACGATAAGGATTATAATAGACCTACTCGTTTGAGGTTTCCTAATGAATATACTACAAAAATTGAAATTATAAAAGCAGAGAGGGGTCCTACTAGCGAAGTAGGTAGAGTGTCTCAATCACATATCATACAAGAAGCATATCCTTATTCAGTGGATTCTGTGCCTCTATCATTTGGAATGGATTCATTGGTCAAAGTTACTGCTAATTTTCACTACACTAAGCATTATGTTAAGTATAGTGATCTCAAAAGTGGATTATATAATCCATTTAGCGATGGTAGGACACCGACTGGTGTTTCACTAACAACTGGACCTTAAAAACACTAATAAATAAAAGAAAATCATATTATGGCATTACCAAAGGTTACCGCACCAACCTATGAATTGGAACTACCATCAAGCGGTAAAAAGATTAAATACCGTCCATTTCTAGTTAAGGAAGAGAAGAT